AGGGTGTCAGGTGCTCGGAAACGATCGAGGTATTCGGCTTCCTGGGCTGTGAGGGCACCGGGGTCGATTCCGAAGTGCTCGAGAGGGGCTTGTCCATGCTTCGCGACCAGTCTGCTGATGTCGTCCGATGTCGCGGCATAATATCCGGTGGACTCTGCTGCACAAGAGTCGTCACGCCAGCGACCTCGCCGCCATTGCTGCGACGTGAAGGCTTCCGGCATCAGCGTGGTCCACCAAATAAAAAAGGACCGCAAAGCGGTCCCCAATCTTCCCGCACCAACCGCTTCATGCGGCCGGCGTCACGAAACTGCGGCGCGCTGCCTGAGGAACCAGCGGCGGACTACTTATGGTCCGCCGTCTTCGGTCTCAGATGGGAAAACGCCTTTCGAGCGTAAGCGTTCGCTTCGCGCCCGTCTTGCCGTAGCGACTCGATCTCGGAAGGCGTCAGATGTTCCGAAATTAAGGAGGTATTCTGTCTCGGCGGCTGTGAGCGCGCGGGGCTCAATTCCGAGTTCGTCTTGAATGGCTTGCCCATGGCGCTGCTCCACCATTTTGACCCGTTGTAACAAGGGCACGTTATGCGGCATTCGGCTGCCGTTGACAAGGTTTACGACGCCGGCCACTTCACCACCGTTGGCTTGGATATGGTTAGCCAGCTCGGCGAGTGTACCCCCCAAAACGCTGACATCGTCCGTCAAGACATGGCTACGACCGGGCTGCACTGGCCCCTCAAACAGCGGCCTTGCGATGAGGCGCTCAATTGCGTTCGCGCCGGTATGATAGGCGCGTGTTGCTTGGACGATATCTGGGGCCACATCGGCGCCGGTTAGGGTGGCATAATAATTGGCGAGCGTGTACGGGATCCTGTTGCGTCCTGCCGCTTCCTCCGCGTGAACGGGAACATAGGTGACGGCGGGACCAAATCGACGGGCCGCTTCTTGCACGGTGCCCGGGTTCACGATGTCTTGTACTAGCCGCACAGCGGCCTCCGGATCGCCAGCCTTTGCAGCCTCATAAGCCGGGTGAGCCTGGAGCGCATTTGTGTTGCGGTATGAACTAATCGGCGGATCTGCGGCTGGCGGAATGCCGAACCGACGGATCGGCATCGGCCGTCCGCCGCCACGGGCGCCCACGCCACCGAGTATCGCGGCCAGTCCCACATCGACCCAGGGATTCTGGGCGGCCTCATTCCACGTCGATGGCACACCGAAGTTCGTATACCCGCGCGCGCTCGCGGAATCGGTCAACGCGTCGAGAAAATTTTGTCCAGGCGGCGAAGGTGGTGCCCGCTCAGTTAGCCAATCTTGGACGCCTTGCTCCATCGCCGGTACGGGATTCGCCGGCGGCGGCCAATGCGTCATGGTGTTGGCATCGTCGCTGCCCGCAGCAATCGGCTGCGATGACGACCCGCCGTAGATGGTGTTGAGCCGCGCGAGCGCGCGCGGTGAGATCAGCCCTTCGCTGAGCAGCTCATCCAGATCAGCCATGTCTGCTCACATCGTCTTGAAGCTGTCCCCGGCGAAATCGTCCGATGCCGTGCGGTAGGCGTCTTTCGGCTCTTCTTTCGGCGGCGGCGACTTCAGCCACGGTCGTGACAAGCAGCCATACCGGACGTCGTCGGCGGCGTGATCCTCGGACTTGGTGTCGAGATCTTCCGGCCGGTCGGGATCGTGCTGCAGCACCGGAATGGTGCGGATCGAATCCTTGCAGGTCGCGAAGAAATACATCATCGGGCGACCGTTCTCGCCGATGAGGCGCGCCCGCATCTGATCCCAGCCACCCATCGGGCCGCGTTTGTCGGGGCTCGATTGTCGCGAGACGCGTGAATTGTCGGCCTCCCGAAAGGGAGCCATCTGCTTTGCGATCAGGAGCTTGTTGATACGCTCCGCGATCGAGGGGCCGCCGTCTTCCCGAAAGGTCGACGGATCCATGACGCCGTAGGCGAGTTTATCTCCGCGCTCGCGTTCGATGATGCCGTCGGCGACTTGTTCAGCGGTGAGCTTCAGGCCTTTGCCTGGGGCGGAGGCGCCGTACCATTCGCGGTAACGGATGATTGCGCCGCGAGGAAGCGTACGTCCTCCGCCTGACGTACCTTGCCCCAGTTGGTGAGCAGATTGGCGTAATCCGTCATCGGACGGGGTGGCGTAATCGTCTTGGACGACGGCCCACCAGCCGATGCTGAACGGGGAAGCAGAGCCCCAGTCAGCGCTGCGAAAGCGCAGCCAATCCCGCGGAACAGTGAACGGCGCGATAACATGCTTTTCGTTGCTCCAGCAGTCGAAGAAGGCGCCCTCGATCGCGGTCCAGTCACCCTCGAGCCAGGCCTTGACGAGTTGAGCCGAGCCGACGAGGTGCAGTCGGTTCACGTAGTCCTGACCGAGATAGCGGTTGTTCTCGATGCGTGATGGGATCACCGCGATCTTGTGCACCGCGCCGTTTGAAAGGACGCGCTCAAGGATTTTCGGGCCGCGCGGGAACGGATGAAGTTGGTAGCGATCGCGGATCCAGTGTTGTCCGGCGCCTCCAGGATTGCCGGTGAGAATGAGCTGAACAGGGACGCCGTGCGCCGAGCGCAGGACACCAAACAAACGATCAATCGGTGCCGACGTCGGATATTGTCCGGCCTCTTCGACCCAGGCATCGGTGAGGTTTCGGCCCTGGTATTCGTCGGCATCCCGAATGTTTTCGAGATACGCGAAGCCGACACGACCGCCATGCGGCATCCGCCAGCGTGATCGCTGTTCGTTGAACTTGCCGCCGAGCCGCCCGTAAATCTCTTTGCTGCGCTCGATCGCATCTTCGGCCGACACCGTGGTCCGCCGAAACATGATCGCGTTGAAGTGCGCACCGTAGCGCCGCTCCTTCAGCGCCCATTTGCCGAGGACACCATCGGTTTTGCCGCCGCCACGGGCGCCGCCCATGAAGACTTCGTTCAGCGGGCAATCGACGAGCGCCTTCTGTGGTCCGATTTGCGGATGCCAAACCCATTCAAGCGGTCGGTCAGTGGTTGGTGACGTGCCGTTTCCGCCACTCGTCTTCGGTGGGTGGTTCGTCGCCGATGGCGTACGTGGCATGCGTGACATCGATGTCTGATTTGTCGCGCCACTGTTCGGGACGTCGGTTCTTGAGCCAGAAAATCATGGCCCTCGTGTCGGGCGGCACGTGCTCACGGAACGGCGCATAGACTGGCTGCTCCGCTTTGGCCGGCATGAAGATCTTGACCGCCTCAACCGAATAGCCGGTCGCGCGGTGATAGAGGCTGCGTTCGACCCGATCGTCTGCCAATTCCTTGCCCGCCTTGAGGGCCTGACAAAACGCAGGGAATTGGGTCTGCCAACGATAGATCGTGCGATCGGTGACCCCGAAGAAATCGGCGAGCTCGACGTCTGTTGCTCCGAGCAGGCACAGCTTCTTGGCCTGTTCGGCATATTCCGCTTTGAACGCTGATGGCCGATCCGTTTTTTTCGGTTGGGACTTCGGTTCTGGTGTCTTGGGGAGCGCCATGACTATGCCGTTGATGCGTCGAGATCCGGATCGCGATCGAGACCGGAGCTTTTCATTCTGGAGTGCGCGCGATCGGAGATCAGGCCGCGCTTGCGGAGATCCCCGACCTTCTTGTTCGCCGTTGCAGTGGCGACCCGATCGCTGCCGCCGCGGCGCAGAATGGCGCTCGCCATTTCGGCGGCTTTGGATGCCGCGGGACCGGAGAACGCGTGGTCATGCTTCTCCGCAAACTCGGGACCGGTCCAAGGCATCTGCGCGCGACCTCGGTAGGCGATCTTGATGTTGTTTGGGCTGACAATGGTCTCAGGCATACCGCCGCGAGCTCGGGCCGCCGTATTCGGGGCCGCTCGATTTGCCAGGCGGACCCTTCACGCCGACCTGGCGCGCACCGTTCGCTGCCTTGACCTTGGCGCCGCGCGGAAACGCCGGCCGCTGATTGTCGACGTCATCGATCTCGTCGGTGTTGACCTGCATCTGATCCTTGACGAAGCCGCCACGGCTCGGCCGACCGCTGGCACGCGCCGGTGTGCCGAGATCCTGCTTGGTGTCGATGTGACGATTGCCGGCAACGGAACGGGCGCCGCGATCGCGGTTGGTGCCCTCATCCTTCGATTTGCCGTCGAAGTCCGCCATGCGGGAGTTCTGAACTCTGGTCTGGTTCAGGACCTTCGGCTTGCTGCTGCTCTTCGCTGCGAGTTTACCCAATGCTTTGGGCGAGATCATTCCGCGACGAAAAAGGGATTCCATGCTTTCGGCCATGTGGGCCTCCTATTTCTCTGAAAGGTGCCTTGCGAGAGGATTAGACCTCTTTCAAAACCCCAACACTTTCCGTTGCCTATTATTCTTCAAACCCTCGTTGCCGGGTATGCCGGGTGGCACCCACTCCACGGCGAGATCCCGCCTGGCCAGGGTGGCTTGCATCATGATCATGGGTTGTCGCATCAGGTCAGACAGTCCAGGTCCGGTCGATCGGGTAGTTGAAAATCGGGGTGAACGTCACGCCGACCGCCTCCATATCCCTGCGCCCGTCGACGACCATCTCCTTCAGTCGGTCCAACTGCGCCGCATGCTCGTCGGTGTCCCACACACTAACTTGCACGATCGAGCCCTTCGGCGAGACGCCCGCATAAAAGTGAATGAGCCCCGGCAGCCGCCTGATGGCGGGGATTATGTACTCCGAGGTCTTCTTGCTCATGGCGTCGACCTCGGCGAACCGGCTCGGGTCGTAGCTGGCGCGCGAGACGCGGACGACGGCGGTTGTCGGTAATGACTCGGCCACGGTGATTCTTTCTGTCATAGTGATCGTTTCTCTTGGTAATGACATTGTGATGTACCATCAGAATATAATAGACCTCACTTAAGATCCACCCTTCGACAGCCAAGCTGTGCTTGAAAGGCACCTATAAACAAACACGCTTCTGGAAGAAGATTGTTCAGGCTAAGCGGAAAAAGAAATCCTAGCCCTATCGCTTTGACGTCCACCAATCGCACTGACGATCCCAGCGCACCAGCCCGCAGACCTTTTCGCAGGGCGCGAGCTCGCCGCCGCCGAAATATTTGCAGTCGCGGCACTGATGCTCGCCGATGCCGTACTCGGCGTCGATCTTCGAAGCCTTGAATGCATCAGCGACACCCTTGGCTCTGAAGATCCGGATCAGCTCTTTGTCGCGCGCCGTCGGATTGTCGAGATAGGGACCGCACCACAAATCGCGCGGCGGGTTTTCCGGGTCGCGGGCTTGGCAGCGCTGCAGGGCCGGCGCGATGCAGTCCTCGTAACGCTCGGTATCGATCCGCAGCATGCGGACGAAGTTGTGTTCCTTCGCGATCGCGAAGCCGTGCGCACCGAGATAAGCATCAACCGGATTGTCGCCGGAATCCACGGCCCACTCGGTGTGTTCGTGTTCAACCCACGCCTGGACGATCTGCTTCGGCGACATGCCGCGGACAGCAA